AAGGCAGTGGCAAGTTCGTAAATGAAAAAATCGGGAATTGTTTGATTGTAGGAAGCAGCAACTCCTGTTGCGGCTGGAACCAACTCTACATAAACCCACGTTAAGTTGGTGGAAGTCCCAGGTAGAGTTAGGTTTAGTGTATTGCTATTGCCATTTACGTCATCGGCCGAAGTGCGGTGAGCAAAGGCATAGGTAATTGCAGTACCTTGATTAGCAGATCCACCATCATTGGTGAACGTGCAACCGGTGCCTGCGGTCTCCGCACCAAGTTGGTCGAAGTCCGCAGCAACAATGAAACCCTGCCCATTGTCTGCTGTAGCGGTGTAGCTCTGGGCAATCGAGGCGGCGGACTTTGATCCGTTTCTGCCATGTGCTCCAACAGGATTAACTGTGTCAACGCCAGTTAGTACCTTAACTTTCACCGCTATTGTAGGTGCAGCGCCATCACCGTTTGTTACGGTAATAGTCATAGCTGTCGAGGTAGTAACGTTGGCTACCCATGCCGCAGCCTGGCCACCTGGGTTTGGCGAAGTGTTACCCGACATCCAATCGGTTTGCGTGTAGGTCAGATGCACGCCTAGGTTGTCGGTGATGCTAGGTGCGCCAGGTGCCGCTCCTCCATCCATGGAAGCACAGATCAAAATAACTGATTCTGCCGGTGGAGTAAAAGATGTAGTTGTAGTAGAAGGACCGGCACCACTAGCGACAGCAGGAGATGAGCCATCAATTGCTATCGCCACGGTTCACGTCCTTTCTATTCTAGAACGATGCAGTTACCTGTGTCGTGGCAATGTCTGCAACTGTATTCAATCCTGCGGAGTTCATTTGGGCTTGAGTGAAAACTCTGTCTCCAGATAAGGTTGAAACATCAATAACTTTTGCCGATACAGACGGCGATCCATCTGGATTTAATGGGCCAACAATAACCTTGTTGTACAAACATCCGCCGTCTCGATGAAATGTTCCGCCAGTTAGTGGATTTGTCCATGTTGATGGATTAGTTCCAGCCAATATGGTTCCCGAGAACGTTACCGTTGCAGTAATTTTCTTACCGTTGGCATCATCCCCGGAATTGTAAAACATCCATGGACTTAACAATGGTCCTCCATGCACCATATCAGTTCCAAACTATGACACGTAATTTATTAACGATGATCTGGTTCGAAGCGCTGGAAGCACCCCACGTAGCTGACACACCGATTGCGCGCTCGATCGTCGTGTCAAAGCTAGCTACCGTACGCAACGCCTGGGTGATAGGAATAGGAACTTCGGCATTGAACGCAGTAAGCGAAGAACCCAACTGCAATTGACCCTGCCCAAGTAGAGTCCCGGAGGCTCCTTCCTGGTTGCAGAACCCGTCCCATTCCATCCACCACGGCCATGCCGCGGGTGTCGTTCCAGTAGTAATCGTTGAAGACAAGGCAATGTCTCCAGTGATCGCTCCAGCACGGGTGCCAAACCAGAAGCCAAGGTTTAGCGCTGCACCAGTCAGAGAAGAATACTCGCCGGCTGCGCGCATGTAAATCTTTGTACCACGAACAACCTTACCTCCAAGAAGGACAGGTAACGGCTGTGGCGAAACGTCCTTCTTGGTAGTGAAGGTATTAAACGCTGCGCCCGCAGCTGTTTGAAATGGACCAATTGCCTCCGACAGAGAAAACTGCATTCTTTGTCACCTCCCTTACAAATCCTCAGCTAATCCGCCCGATTGATAAATTCCAGATCGCAAATCTATACACTTTTTACATCGTCTCCTTCCATCGACACTAATATAAGAAGAGTAAGAATGACCACGTTTGCAATGCGTTTGTTGGCCTTTTGTTAATCCACGATCACGCCAATCCATTATTGCTTGAGATGCAGTCGCTGACCTACGCTCAGATAGATATGGTAATATTTCGTCTAAAAATTTAGCAGTATCATCCCGCCGGGTTATGTCCCAAATCCAAACCTGTTTGCCAGTAGAAGTCGGCTGATTCCTTAATCGAACGTTACCTAGGTTTGTCCATTCCAATAGTCTATATGCAACATCTTTGTCTGTAGTTGCTACTCTAACAACTGGGCATCCAGGTCGTGTATTTCCTATATATCCTTCGCCTTCCACGATTCCCACTACCCAACCGAACTTCATGTCATTTTCCACTGTTTTAGAAATCCTAACTGCTAAAGCTTAAAGATGCGGTTTGCACCATTATCCCAGGTTATGTTTATGTTCCCGCCGTTAGGCGTAACAGGCAAACCTGAACCAGTTGCGGGAGCAAGCGCCCGAGCACCGGAAGTGACAGTTGTAGAGCTAACCGTCAGAACACGATCACCGGCGTTAGCAAGTGCAGTCAGGGTTGCAGACTGCCCAGTGGAGAATGTTAATACCGTAGCATTTGGGATAGCGGCAACTAATGGCTCAACCACTAAAGCTGTACCAGCAGTCAACGTGGCATCGGCAGTAACAATGTGTTTTCCGGTGATAAGCGCAACCATTCGCGATGTCGATGCTGTGCCGGTATCGCGGAACACAGCAATGGCTTCCACAGAAGCACCAGAAACGGATGTAAAGGTGACATCCGCAGCATCAGCAACACCGCTGACAACGGTGGGAGAAGTCAGGTTTTGCTTTGTGCCAATAACTGTACCATCGAAGTCATCCCAGTTGTCTCCAGATGCAGAAGGACCAAGGCAAACTGCGTATCCTGTGGCACCACCAACACCGCTGCCAACAACGTTGGTGCCTGAAACTGGATTCGTCAATTCAAATGTGTTTGCGGCAACGTTAGCGATTTTCCAAACACCATTACCAGCGAGATTCACTAGATGATCAGCGATGTAAACTAGGTCACCATTTGTAAACCCGTGAGCAGTAGAAGTAACAACAATTGGTGTGGCGTTGGTGGAGCTTGTTATTTGCTTAACACCAACGTCAGCGGTGTTAAGATCCATTAGCGCAGCGCTGAAGGTTTGTGTATCCCAGTCAAGAGTTCCATCAAGGAAACCTTCTCGACCTTTTTCGAAAAGAGAGTTAGCCATACTAGTGAGTCACCTCCGTACTTACTGAAACATTCCCCATAAGAACACGCTTAACGGCACCTGTGCTGGTGTTGTAAACTTCCAAATCATAGGCACCATTAAGCCATGTATATCCGGCTGTAGTTGCACCAAGAACACTAATAATTACCTGACCTGCAGGACCATTAATCGTTAGTCCAACGGCAGGATTACTTGTTAGAGAAACCAACGGACTACCTGTGGCATCCCGAGATGTACGAATCATCATCCGCGCATCCCAGCCGGTTAAATTCTGAACTACTGTCTTTGCTGCATTAGCCCAAACTTGAACTGTCAAGTCTATATCAGAACCTTGAAGTATGGTGAAGTCATATCTCGAAACTGTCATAACATCACTTTACCAAGCTAGGATCTCCAGGCTTGCCAGAAACACCAGATCCACCGGCAAGCGAAAGTATAAGTGAAACAAGCGCAGCTATCCCAGCAGCGCTAAGAACCGCTATCCAATTAGTTTTCAAATCCAACACAAATTTGCCACCTGTAATGAATGCCACAGAAGCAGCAGCAGCGGCGCGAATCATTCGTTCTGTGGTATCTTGCCAAAATTTTTTAGACCACATTTTCTTCCTCTTTTTCCTGATGTTCTTCTTTTTCCCTACGAAGTTGTCTACGTAGGAATATATCTTGCATTAGGAATGCGCCGACGAAAGCAGCAAATGCTAACAATCCTAGAACAGTTCGTCCAGGATATCTTAGAAAAAATCCGTTGATTATGGACACGGTTAAAATTAATGCGGTGGTTGTCTTGAACAATAAGGTGATGCGGCCATATGGATGGCTTCGCCAATTGGCGCGTAGCCCGTAATTTATAATAAAATCCCAAGCGATCAGTGTAGCTGCCGCAAGTAAGATCAATCCTATCAAATGGACGGTCAATGTTCGGCCCTCCTCATCGTTTCGGCGATAACTTCACCCCAACCGTTACGCCGATTCTTTTCATTTAATCGCTGAGTTATTCTATCGGCTCTACCAGATAGTTTTTTAGCATTTGCTAGCCTCCGTTCCGATTCTTCTAATAATTCTTCTATTCGCTGAACTTCCTCGGAAGGCTCATTCTGCTTTTTCCAAAATCTCCAACCGCTCATGTTGCCGCTCCCTTCTTGGTTGCGGAATACAGAGCTTCTAAGATTTTGTCATTGGACTCAGCATAAACCAACAACTTAGAAAGCGTCTGCGAATTCACGTCGTTAATTGATTTTTCGCGCTGAAGTGTTTTCTCTAATTTGTCTATCTGATCTTTATAATCATTTACTCTTTCTCTGTGCTGACCTCTAGGTATGAGGAGTCCAGATATCACAGATAACCCAAAGGCGACCCAAGGGCCCGCTTCTTTGAGTAATCCGAGAAAGGCTCCATCAATTACCACCGATTCTCCTTATCGGTTTCCCTTAACCAAAAACGTCGTACCACTTCCGGACTTATAACCAATGTAGCATTCGGTAGTACCAACCGGCAACCCCACGACATGTCCACCGTCAGCGTGCTCAATTGTTACATCTTGACCGGTCCATCCGCTACCATTAGCAACAACACGAACAACGGCATTTTGGTTTCCAGCCAACCAAACCCATCTAGGACCCCAATCATTATCACCAACTTTCGGAACTGGCAATCCTACGGCTTTGGTGGTGTCTGCCCAACTGTTGTCGGCGTTGAATGCAACACCCTCAGGAACTATTCCAAACATGTTATCCTCCGACTCGTTTGTAGCTTGAGGAGTAGGGCTTAAAGATTGCTTAACATAACCAATAAACGTGGTCCAAGGAAAAGAATTTCCAGGATCGGTATGATCTCCATGATCCTCAGGAAAAGCTAGGGTTATATCTCCATGACCACAAATTCCTTTCACGCCGTTTCGCACATCATTTGAATTGATCTTACGAATTGGCAAACCATAGTCTTCACATACTCGACCGACGATAGGGGCTATCTTACGAAGAGTAGCGTCGCTTAGGTGGTTCGAGGTCCCACAGAGTTCGAACTGAACGGAAATTTGGTTGCCGTGATAAAGACAACCAAAAGCTACTCGGTCGGTATCTATGGACTGGTAAACCTCGACTTCGTCATTATAGAAATGCGCCGAAGTTCTATCAAGACGATGCGTTGCGTAGGTAGCCTCCGACTTTGCCGAAGCAGTATTATCCGTTGCATGAATAACTACTACCTGAGTGTTCGAACGTACACCACCGAAACCAGAAGCTTGCATGAAATCCAAGTCTGAGTAAACTGCCAACTGACTCACCTCCCTAGAACGGAATGACAGTTAAGTTACGAAGGTCAAAGTTTACTTGACCCGCATCTATTGATCTGTATTTAGCAACAAAGTTATACACACCTGGTGTAAGGCCAGTAATAAGCGAAGCTGCTGATGCCCTCAATGAGTTATTATTAGTTGCATCCGTTGCACCTATCCAGACACCATTATTATCTTGTGCAGTTAGGGTAAATCCAGTCCCAACAGGTGTCGCCGTGTAGCTCATCATTGCCCGGTCACCGCCAGGTACCGTTCCTCCAACATCCATACTTGCGGCAACAAAAACCAAACATTTCCCGCTAGTACCTATTGTTGTAGTAACTGCTGGACCATAGCTTGATAGATCTACATAGCTAGTACTGGTTGTTGAATCGAATGAATTTACGCTGGCTGAACTCATACCAAATGCCAAGGTAGATAAAGAAACCAATTGGCTTGCCGCGTTAACAGCTTCTAGCCCATATCCGCCGCCTGCTAGTTGGCCCATTCTTGCTTGTATAGCACCAGCAGCATTATTTGTGCGCAAAGCGTAAAGGTTATCTGAGCCTTTACCCATGTCTAAAATAATGTTACCGTTTCCATCAAGCATTCTTAAACCAAATAAACCATCTCCAAATTTTCCAAATTGAATAACAGTATTTCCGTTGTCATCTATTATTTCGATGCGACCATTTTTGATGGATAACATACCAGAGTCTATAGCGGTATTACCAATACGTGGATTACGTTCTACTCTAGATAGACGCTTCTCTAGACTATTATGTGCCTCTATCATACTTCGTGGAGGAAGTCTGTATTTGTTATCAGACATTGGTAGCATCTCCAGGTAACAATAATTTTACTTCTTCACTTCCATCGGCCGATTGTGGATGTAACTCGAATCCAACGATTCGAGTATCAATGACCGTTCCGTCCGGATGCATTGGATCTGTAATTATAAGAGAACATCCATCACCAAGACTCCAACTACCGAAAACTGGATCTCTATCACTTTTGATGCTCAATGTATACATTGGCATTGGTGCTTTTCTCTTGAGAGCTTCTTGTTCGGCTAGACCATCCAACTGAGCTTGACTATCAACGTCCTTGACGTTAACTTCAATATCCCATCTAGGGAACCCACTACCAATTAGTCCATTCCATTCGAAGGAAGATACTAGTTGGGTCGATCCTTCTCCCTTACCGAACACGTAAATGTCTGTTCCTGCATCTGCCATGCTATCCGTTCGGTAATAGTTAAGAATAGTTCCGGGATATTCGAAGTTAATAGCGCCATTGTTAGGTTGGCCAAGCGTTGGAGTTTGTAATATTAGATCCTTACGGTATACGTTGTTTGGTTGTTTGGTTAATTGAACAGTCCAATCGAATCCATCAGAGGCATTGGCTAACGCTTCCATGGGACTATTATAATACTTATAATCCGTTGCTAGAACATTGGCAGTTTTAATTATGCTTTCGGTCGGTAGGGTAGTTGGAATATTTATGTTAATATTTCTTCCGGGGGCGCTTGCCTGCAAATGAGTCCACAGCTGGCAGAACACATTCATTTGTCCACCAGTTATGTTTATGTCACTAAGTATAATCTGTTTAGTTGGGTAATTTTCAAAACCAAACGCAAACAATTCACAAATCTTTGCTTGACTTTGATATGTTCTACTCCAAACAAACCCCCACCATACCGGGGTGGATATTCCCCTATTATCAACACGTTCCATTACTAGCCAAGTTTTGCCCGGAGTCGTGGCATTTATGAGATCATCATTATTTTTGCCTGTTTGATCTAGATTAAAAGATCCATTAAATTGACCTGCACCATTAAGCATGCGCTGAGCAAAGACGCCGAAAAGAGAAATCTCTTCAACAACTTGCTCATCACGCATAGTCAAGAAAGTATATGTATAGTGAGTCACGAGACTTGGGTTACTTTCAGCCAAGAAGATGTACGTACGAACGAAGTACCAGAAGCCGATGCTTGAGCGCCTTGCATCTTACAAGTACCTGCTGTACCGGCAATTGTAATTGTTCCTTTAATCGTAGCCGTTGTTCCTGTTGAGTTCATGCCACCAACAGTCAATGTTCCAGCAGTTGTAATAGCACCCTGATAAATCGTTGTAACCACGGTTGTTCCGGCATCGGTCGATGCGGGGGAAAGTGCCGTCCATTCAATAGAAGCGCCAGCAGGAAGAGACCATTGTAAACTCAAGTCCCCTGCTGTGGGAGCAACTGTATGGAACCAACCATCAATAATGTAAACGCTGTTAGCGTCCCCCGTAAAGGTCAGCCCACCAATATCAGCGAAACCTACACCAGTACTAGTGAACTGTGGACTCACCATTAGCCGCTGTTCAAGGCGTATCCACTTGGCACCGTTCCAATAATAGAACAATCCAGTGTCTGTTTCATAAACGTCCATGCCAGTGATCTGCCCAGTGAATGCCGCACGACCAGCAGCGGTTGTAACCTGTCGACCCATGCGGAACCAACGAGTTCCATCATAATAAATCGGAGCGTTGGTATCAGTCTCAAACCCATACAAGCCTTCGTATGGGTTGGCAGGACGAACAATGCTGGTACAAAGAATAGATCCACCAACCGCGGCCATGAAAGGTCGCTTATCGGTAATGTTTCCAGTTACAATTGTGGTTGCGTTTGCGGCAACGGCAATTTGTGCGAGAGTCACTGAGTTAGCCGGCGCTGCGGGCGCCGATGGACTACCGGCTGGAGTTCCAGTTACCACAGCCAGGGACCATGCGTTTGTTGCACCGCTGTAAAAAGCGTCCTGAATCTTAGCTACAACAATGTCGATTCGTGGATTTGTTGGATCTGAAGCAGTAATAGATTTGTTAACAGTTGCGTCATTCTCGCAGAAATACGTTCCTTGCTTTGTACCTTCGGTACCAGCAATGAAAGCAAATCCAGCGGCAATGTTTACCGTCATGTTTGGCGTACCGTTTTGAGTAACTGCTAATTGTCCACCCAAGGCTGGATGAATTCCGCTAGCAGTTTTCAGGCTTGCAGCAGCCGAGGGCAGTGTCAGCAAACTACCCAGATAGCTACGAAATTGCTCAGCCGTGTGGGTAGAAAGTCCCTGGAAAAATCCAGCCGGGTTTATTTCAGCCATATCATCTCCATGCTGACCGCATGTCCACAGTGAGAGTTCCACTCCCAGCCGTGGCAGCAAACCTAATAAACGTGTATCCAGGATCAAACATGAACCATACTGGCGAAAGCATGGTGTTTCTGCGGTTAGTAATGCCATTGAGTCGTACTGTGTGGTTTGCCAAGTCTATGACTAGTGTTTCACCAACTGCGATATCAATGGAGAATACGAGTGAAATTCCAATTGTATCGTTGATGATAGTAGGATTCGTTACTGGACCGGCAATAGTCATTATTGCCGGTGTCGGTCTGTTCCCAGCATTGAAAAAGAACTGACCAGATCCAACAGCACTTGATCCACCAAAGGAAAGGTTGAAAGCTAGGTTGAAGCTAAAACCATTTGTGTTTACCGTACTTATACCCATTGTTTGAGAAGTTAGTGTGTTGCTATATATCCTTGGGTCCTCAGCAAACATGTCAAATTTGATACTTGTCATGCCTAACCGACGAGCCAAATCCCAATCGTATTTACATCCAAGCGGTTTAACGTTTAAAAACCTAATTTCGCCTGACTCTGTGGTGAAGTAGAATGGTACGACATCCCGAACCGGAGCAAAATTAGATTTGAGATCGTCTAAAAAATCTTCTACCAATGTACCGTTTGAGTATACGGTTCCTTCTAATTGGATTTCTCTGGCAGTTTCAAACTCTGCATCAATAAAGCCGCCGTCGACACCCTCGTGATCACGTTTAGTATCACGATAGGGAGCATTATCCAATCCGTGCACCGTATCAATGTCAACAAATGGTTGTCCTATGACAGAATCATCATTTAGAATGACCCCGTCATCATATAGTTGAAAGGTAAGAGGGTTCACCAAACTAGGCATCACATACTCCCAGCTAGTAGCGAACCGAGTTTATCGGCATGAACGCGTGGGTTGATCTCATTTGTTGAAATGTAAATGGTTTGGTTTATAACTTTCTGGCCCATGTTCGGTGCTGATGGAGCAATATTGTTACTAACGCTCGGATTTATTGTAGTGGAAAGAGTCCCTATTGTGCTGTTAAGTTTCGGAAGCATTTCATCAAACCCACTACCAAAACCCTCAATGAATCCAAGAGCAGTGTTCTTTCCAATTGCCATGAAAACCTTAGACGGTGAACTAATGCCAAGAAGACTTTTCGCCCATGCTGGAATCTTATTAAACAAATCTGAGAAGAATGATTCAACACTGTGCCAAACAGATTTTGCACCATCAATTAGTCCTTGAATCAAGGACTTACCTGCTTCCCACAGGGTGTGGCCTACGTCGCCTAGCCATTTACCAATATTTCCAGGCAGATTGCTAAACCATGTTTGTAGTTCTCCAAGTTTAGAAGTTACAGCGGTAAATGCTTTGCCGGCTTCTTCACGCATGGTAGTTGCAAGATTCTGGAACCAGTGCCAAGCTTCCTTAACCCAGCCCACTAGAATCATTATTCCCTGCCATAGCAGAACAACAAGTCCTATTATGACACCAATAACAGCAACGAAGATTCCAATAATTGCAATTAGAATTAAGAATGCAGATCCTAGAAGAACAAGTCCAACTCCACCGGCAATGATTAGAATCCATTTTCCAAGAAATGTTAGAACGCCAATAATTTGGTCAATTGCTTTCTTGTGATCGTGATATTGCTCAAGAACCCACCTAAGCACTGGTAAGAGAAAAGTGTTAATAATGTTACCAATGAATTTGAAACCATTCTCAACAAGCATCTTCATGTCATTAAGGAATTCCTTAACGTCACCACCATGCTTCATCCAAAATTCGTCCCAAAACTTTTTGATTGTAGGTATTACATCATTGTTTAATAGGCCACTAATTTTCTTTAGTGGCGGTTCAATATATGCTTTGTAGTCGGCCGCTATGGCCTTAAAGAATGGAACGAAGTCGTTTAGCCAAATTTCTCTTACTGTTCCACCAATATCTTTAAGTAGATCCCTAAACGGCGCAGATTTAGTCCAAGCCTCATAGAAGGCTATTCCAATGAGAGCAATAGCCGCAGCAACGCCAGCTATGATTCCAGCAACTATAAGTAATTCAGGTCCAGCAGCAATGAGTACACTAAGTATTTGCGAAATCATTCCACCAAATATTAGTGTAGGCCCCGCTACCAAGCCAAAGGCCGTAGCCAACGCCAAAACGTTGGCTGCCATGGTCTTTACTTTTGGATCTAATCCATTAAACCAGTTAAGTAATCTTTCTCCATAACCTAAAAGTCTGTCAAAGACTGGGAGAAGTGCGTCACCAATACCAATTTTCAGTTCCATCCACTTGTTTTTCAAAAGTTCAGATTTTACTGCTGTTGTATCTGCCATCTTACCGTAAGCATCTTGCATAGCACCAGAACTATTGGTTACATCACCCAAAATTGAATCGAATAGCTCAAGGTTACCAGCACCAAGAACAATGTTTTGGATAAATCGTCGTGCTTCGATTGTTCCGCCGGCACCCTTAAATACATCCAAAAGTGCTGCAAGTCGATCCTTTTCTGGCAATGCCATTATCTTAGTTCTAAGATCTCTAAGAACATCGTTCAATGGTCGCATATGACCGCTAGCGTCTCGTGCATTAATTCCCAAAGCCTTCATATTATCGACAGCTTTGGGATTACTCAAAGCATCCATAGCTCGGGCCACAGAGGTTCCCGCTCTTGCCGCAGACATACCCATACGAGTAGCTGTAGCTAGTGCAGCAACCATCATTTCAATGCTTTGTCCTGCACGGACAGCAGAAGGAGTTACCAGACCTATTCGCTGGTTCCACTCCTCGTAAGTACCAATACCTTCCCTAACCAATGCAAACTGCAAATCAAGTAAATGATTCACGTCTCCCATTGGTCTGTGGAAAGCGTTCATAAGACCAATAGTTGCACGAGACACATCTTCGATGGATGTTTGACCAGCTACGGCGCCCTTAGAGAATGCCTGCAAAAGTTTCTCTGCATCTTTAGTTCCGACCTCCATAGAACTAAAAATGTCATACAAAGCTGGCTGAATTTCCTGGAAGTGCACCCCAATTGTGTCAGCAGTTCGCAAACCTATATCTGCGAGTTCTTTAAAATCTCCACCAAAATGTTGAACCTGTGTGGAGGTTAAGGCAACCTGACGTTGATATTCTATTGAGGTATCAACAAGGTTCTTCATTGCAAGTACGCCGCCAATGCCCATTGCAGAAAGGACAAAGCCAGTGGCAGCACTAACTTGCGCAGTACTACGAAGAATTCCCTGCATACGTTCCATGTTTCTTGCTCTGTTTGCAAGGGCTGTATCATTGGCTATTAGTTGAGTTTTTTCAGCTTGAAGTGTTGCTAGATGGTTTTGAATGGCTGCACGATCTGCATTCGTCATGCCGGTCAGCCGACCTTGCGCAAGTTGCGCACGCATGGCTGCCTGCTCTGCCTCGATTTGGGCAATTCTTACATCATTACCAGCTTGACGAACCGAACGACCAAATGAATTCAAAGCACGAGTAGCTAGGTCTTGTGCCTTAAGGTACACCCACATATCTCGTGAATTGAACGGCACTACCTAACCACCTCCCGAATTCATTTCTGCCTTGCCTTTGTCCATTTGTCTCCGCTGGTCCTGACAAATTATGGCATGTCGCATCAGATCGACATATAAACCATCCTGATCTAGCAATCCTCCTGCTTTAGGTAAGCATGGTATACTCTGACACATATTGAATAAATCTAAGAATATAGAAGCTTCGTAATTTTCCGGGATGGATGTATCTTTAATAGTGTAGTTCGGAACTATAATACTTTTTCGAACCACAGCTTTTATTTTTTTAGTTCTTCGGTCGCCTCGAACGAGTTAATTCGATCAATGAAATATGCAATCTCATCGCCCACGCGTGGATCAAGTTCTAACACATCTTTGGCGTTCTTGAAATTTAGAGGACGATTGTCTTGATCGGTTATATTGTGCTCTACAATTAGATTACCAAAGTCGGTAAGTGCGGTCTTCTTGTTAAGCATGGACATTTGTAAGCTTTTGTCTTCCATTGATGCTCGCATGTACAGCATCTCATCCTGACGAGATAACTTCTCGCCATATGTCATTCGGCGAACTATGACGTAACCATCCGGCGGAAGTGTTTCTAGTTCGAAACGTTCGGTTGTTTTAGATATAGTACCAATTGGCATTCTGAGTATTCTCCCTAACGACTTTCTATCAGACGTTTTCTTGCGTCTTAATAGTAATCTGGTAAGATTTGCCAGTACCGTCAATAACACCCACGTACTTGATGGACGCTCTGACCAAATCTCCCTGACCCGAGTTCGAAACTTCATAGGTGTTTTTGATAGTTACTGGGGAAAGAATCGAAAGACTATTGTTAGCTCCCTTAGATGCAGTAATAGTCATGGAATCTGAAGTCAATGCTTTGAAGTTATCAAAGTCGGTTCTAGTATCGAAATCTCGATCGAAGGTAAGATCAACCTTACGCTCACCATACTTGATAAACTGAGCACCGCGACCTGTAGATTTCAACCGGAACTGTGGCTCTGCGGCATCATCAACAACAAACTCAAAGTTATCGGTATCTGTTACCGGTGTGGCTGTTGGAATTTCAATCGAGTATTGGCCAGCGCCAAAAGGTGTGGTAGTAGGCCATGTTGCGGTAGGCAAGGATTGCACAGCCTCATCACGGCCAACAATCTTCACATTTTGGTGCATAATACCATCAGCAACATTAAATGTGTTTGAAGAAACAACACAGCCAGTGAACCCGAAAACAATACCATTACGAACCGTTGTAATGGAAAGTGTTCGAGGAGGAATTGCTGTGGCCGTTGGTGTGTAGGTGTAGGTAAAGTTAGTAGTACCAGACTTAGCAACGCTAGTTCGCGAAGCACCAAGCCAGTATACTGCCACGTCTTCCAAACATTCACCGGAGATTTCGCCGGCAACGTTGAAGTTACCAGAAACAGCACCGATGATGTCAGCCGACTGCCTAATTGGTCTACGCCAAATTGTTGCTTGTGTGGATGTTAATGATTCAGACATAAAGGGTACAAATTTTGTTGGAGCAGCATAGACTCCAGGAGCATAAGCTGTGTTCGTCGTTGGTAACGCACCAGAAGGGGCACCCACAGCAGTGTCGTTATAGCTGGTAACGACACCGAGTGTTGTTACCAGAAGTTCTGTACCTGTAGCGCCAGCGGCCGCAGTGCGATAAACTTTGTAGCCAGTAGCCCCCGTAATAGCAGCCCAAGTAAGCGCGGCAGTTAGGTTACCAGCGGCTGTAGTTACTGTTACTTCGTTGGAAACGTTAGTTTCTCCAATAGCGTTAATCGCAGTCAAGTAGTACTTATAAGTCCCTGCTGTTAAAGCACCACCAGCAGCGGGGGCACCAGCAAGAACGGGTTCTGGTAAATCTTCGAATGCTATGCCAAGAATTCCGGCAGCACCAATTCCGGGCGCGATGGCTAATTCACCTCCTCATCTACCGATATGTCAACTGTCTTTTTTATGAAACTTGGAACATTTGCTTGAGTAGGCTTCACTCCATGATACATAAAAAACAGATCAGGGTCTACCACGACTGGTTCTCCCGGAACCAGTCGGCCGACGCCATCAATGGTGCATTCTCTATCAGACTCGAAGAGAATCTTCATATTCTCTCCTAACTACTTAAGTACGTTAGAGTCTGACCAACGTAGGTCAGTCTTACCGTTCTAAATTCCCCACCTTGAATGTGAGTTTCTCCAGGATTCCATTCATGCACAAATCCATGAATAATAATCCCACCCATTGTGGTATCTTTGTGGATTTCTTTTTCTATGGTTTCTGCAAGTTGGTCTAATGCTAATCTTTCGGTTGCTTCGTCGCCTACCTTTATGGTGTGAACATCAATGAACACCGTCATAAAATTCATCGTTCGTCCACCAGGAGCCGAAATTCCGGCTAAGTCCCGACGCTTTGGTCCTGGCGTTACCACAAAGGTAGGAGAGCTAGGAATTTGATCCTGTCTTCCGTATAAAACATCGCCGAGTTCTAAGGCTACAATTTTGGTTTGTATGGCTTGAGCAAGAACAGACGTTGAATCAGTGTGGGCTATTTGAATCCCCCCTTAATTCTAATAGTCTCATCCATCCATCGATCAAAAATTACTTGAACTTTATCGCCATCTTCGCTTTGTAAAACGAGGAATGGTCGCGCTGGCATTAATTTGGTACCACCTTGAATATATTTTGCATATGGAACTATATCGTCTATGTCTTCCGGTGTTACGGTGTCTTGTGTTACTCTCCAAGTTTGAGCACTAGTTGCAGCACTACGCAACCTTCCGCTATCTTCAAGAATAGGATGAGCCGATCCTCTACGCTCAACGGTAGCTTCTGACAATCGTTGCCAAGGAGGTCGACCCTCAGAATCAAAATTTTCTCTAATTGACGGAAGAATAACTTCTACTAAGGACCTTGTTAATGGTTCTCTAAAATCTCTAAAACTTCGATCTACGTTGTCTATTCCTTGAGCAACCAATATTGCATTGGTATAAAACCCTTCACCAATCGAGATTTTGGGCAAACCAGGATGAGCCGTACCCACTCCTAATACACCAAGCATTTTGGAGTAGGCTGCTCTTACTGCATTTAGCCCCCAAGGCATTAAAAAAGTTTCCCTAATGAGAATTTTGCGGGCCCCAGTGATGGGTCCACAGAGGTTGGAGTTTGGGCAGAAGATACATCGTTTGGATAAAACGAAGCACCAGCTATACTTGTTGTGGTGGCTCCTGGAACTTCTATTGTTCCATTAATAATCCCCATTATAAGCATTTCAGCATTCGCCTTTACCATCTTTGCGTAATTGTTGGGATAGTTTTGATTCTCACTATAAGCTTTATCATATAACCAACCTGTATAAGCCTTGGCTATGATTACTTGAATAAGCCTTGGTGTAGTTGTTCGATCAACCCAAGAAGTTGTGGTATAAACCGAACTTATTCGGGCTAGGATTTCCTCTTCTATTTGAGATAGATGATCTAAGTCAAGCGCAGACGGTTTAAGCTTGGTTGATTCAACCCAAGCTTGAACATCTTCTAACGCAATTCTGGCCATTAGACCTCGTCAGGGTTCTCCGGCTGGACTTCGCTTTCTGACACAGTCTGGTCAACTTCCATCGGAGTCTGAACAGTTTCCGGCTCAGTCTCTTCGTCTGTTTCTTTCACTTCGACCGCACCCGCATCGTACAGGTCTTTCAGTTGTTCCTTGGAAAACTTCGAGGCATCCAGTTCACTACCATCAGCAAACTCTTCGCCATCGTGCTTAATAGCTGTTACTGCAACAAGCTTTTTCGCCATGAGGTTGACCTCCTTAAATTAGGCGACAACTGTCTAATAACACTATGTAGCCGTATCACGCATGGTCGTGGTTGGTACACCGTTGAGATAGCGATTGCCAGGCGTCTTGTAAATCGTCTTCAACTTGGCCATAGCTTCCACATAAGTGTCTTTCTCCTCATCAAGAAGAATATCCCGAGCTTCCCAATATTCAAGAGCAATGTTGACTTGCGCCAACTTCACCGTAAGATATGGCAGCCACTTGCGCAAGCAAGTGATTGCGTTAGCTCCGTTGATTTGCCAGTGATAGGTTTCGGTCTTCTTAATGTAGGTGATACTACCACCATAGTGCAGAACGAGACGATCAAGTGGAGTACGATCCTTTTGTCCAACGATCAACCTTACGGTGTATCGTTTATAGACATAGAGCTTGCCGTTTTGAGTTTGACGATTGTTACCTGAAAAGATCCGGACGCAACCTTCACCATCAAAGAAGCCAGCAGACCAAGCATTCCACAACTCGTCCATAATTATCAGGCGACAGCCGCTTTAATAACGTAACCGGCAATAGACTTACCAGCATCGGCGGAACCAGTGTCACCCTGAGCAACAAGCTTTATGTCGTAGTACCGACAAATCCGAATAACATCGGACTTACGACGGTCTTCCCGCCACCGATCGACGTATTGAGCCTGCCCACCACCAGCGCCGCCCCAGACGAACTCATAGCCATAAGCAGGAATGCGGAGACCAGGAGAGGTAGGAACGTAAGCAAGAACGACATCCTTGCCCCACAGGTAACCAAGAGAAGCAGTCTGACCAGCGTTGGCGGTGTTAATACCAACGCCAGGAACAACTACCCGGTCAAACCCAAGAATCGAAGCAAGCAACTCGGGCGAGAAAATAGCCCGCTCAGAATACTTGATGCGCTCAAGGAAGTCCGGGTGGTCTTCCAGCTTCGCCATGACCTGGTAAGGAATCACCGCAACGTTCGGATCTGCGAAGATACGCGCGTTGATGGCAACCTTAGCCGTACGCAGATCGGAAATGGGATCCGAGTTAGCGTAGTCATTCCACTGAGAAGTACCAGAAAGTGTGGTACTCAGACCGGAACCATAGTTAGCCGCAGTTGTGGCGAGTGTTTGGATAACTCGCTCACGACCAAGCAGAATCTTCGATGTGATGATGTTTGTACCATCACGGTCAGGCGCAATCGGCGGGTCGGCGTTCTGACGCTCCTCGTCAGTAACGGCGATTTGCAGAGAGTGCTCCTGAGCGTAGTAGGTGTCGGTAGAAAGCGCCGCACCAGCAACCTCGTTAGCAGCAGTACCAGGAGCACGGAAATCCGACTCTGGCAACCAACCTTCACGACCGAAGATGTAGTATTTATCTGCTTGCTTCATTACATTAACAGACGGGAAAAGGACGGAACCAGCAAGGTTTCCCGTAGGCCAAGCAACACTGATTTGGGTTAGCGCCCGATCGATATGAACGCTACCGCTACCGGTGGGATTGTAAACAGCCACTTATTTCCCTCCTCTCGTTATATTAGATTAGAACAGTACGCCGGGAGTAAGAAGCACGTCAACAATGTCACCAGCAGCAATTGTACCGGTAAGAGTTGTTGCACCAATTACAATACCAAGAACCTTAGAACCTGTGGTAGCAGCAGCGATAACGCCGCCAGCAGCACCGCACATAACCCGGGTACCAATGTTAATTGTTCCAGGTGTACCGTTAACAACAACCTTAGATGTACCAAGAATACGAACATCGGCGGTGGTTTTACCAAGAACAACCTTGGTTTGGTCGATCTGCTCCTGAACAACACCAATCTGCAGAGTTGTTGCAGTAGCATCAGTGCAAAGGTCAATAAAACCAGAACCAGCACCACTCATTTTTACAATACGGTAAGGTGTAACACCAGCCGCAGCCGAAGAGTTGTACGTCGAAAGAACCGGGAAACCCTTGTCAAGAATGTAATCAGCCATTTATTGGACTCCTTTCTTTACTCGTTGAAGGCGTACGAGCCCTGACGGTAGCTATTCCAAAGTTCCGGCTGTGTCCGAGAAACGTGGCTCATGGCCTCGTCTAGCGTAACCTTAGCCTCTTGGGCGTAACGGTTAGCCTCGTCCATGAACAGCGCAACCCCATCCTTGGACCGGCCGTATTTAACCCCAGCGCCGGCACGCTCACCAAGTTCAACCAAGAGACCAGACGAAGACTTCATAAGACCAAGAATGTCCCAGAACTTCTCGTGAAGCTCAACAGGAGCGTCAAGAAGGAAATCGTGAATCTTATCCTTGGCCACAGGGGTGAGGATAATCTTCGACGCATCAAACTCAGAAAGCTTCTTGGAGATGTCCGCTTCGCGGAGGCCAACCTGGAAATCGTTGAGAGCCTTGTTCTGCGCATCAACGGTCTCGATAAGCGCCTTGACCATCGGGTTCTCTTCGGCCAAAGACTTCAACTCTGTGCTGATGTTGGGCTTCGGAACAATGATCGGGTCCTTCTTGTCTTTGTCGTCCTGTGCAGGCTCCTGGATGCGCTCTGCCAGTTTAGCAAGAGCGACCTCTTCCGTGGTGTCCACAGGGAGACCAAGAAGCTCATTCAGCTTCTTAAGATCCATATCCTGAGTCGCCTCCTTTGCTTTGGTAATAGCATCGACCAGCCCAAAAGCGTAATCGACGGATGCTTCCGACAGATTGATCGGAAGCAAATTCTTCATGTATGGGCGATTGGTCAGAGCGCCGCCAAAAAGTACATCTTGGTGCTCTTTGCCTGTCGGGTCTTTCCACTTGTCGTAGTACTCAGCCGAGAAGTATCTGTACTCTTTGTCTTTGATCTTCTGGGCGGCATTCTTCGTCCACTCGACAAAGAGCCAAAGCCCCGTATCCTTAGTCTCAGCATCCTTAACCCAACCGGATGCAACATCCACGTTGTTGTGGTTGTAGTTAATGCTGGGATCGACTCCCCGAACCTTGTTCTTCACACTTTCGGCGAATCGCTTCGCCCTTTCCGCAGTGACCTGGATTTTACCAAATACCGGGTGAGTATATTCACCAAGCGGAAGTGCATGAATCCACGACGAATGGACTTGATCATTCTCATCAAGCTGAATACTCGAAAGATCAATTAGATACAGCAGATTTTGGTCCAATTTCACTTACCTCCCCTCTTTGTTGCTGATTTGGCCTTACCAATGTTTGGAAATTTTCGAGCAACGGCGGCTCGGACTTGAGCTTTCTCCGAAGGAGTGCCAAATTGAGCAACTCTTGCCAAGGCATTTCTAGCGTGCGACTCGTCCGGAATCGGATAACCGCCAGTTCCACCGCTCTTACTTCTTTTTGAAGGAACCGCGAACGCCTGTTTTGGTAATTTTTTACGTGCCTTGGACGTTAGTTCAGCAAGCTCGACCGCATCATAACCTGTTCTATCTGTATACGCAATGGGCTCCCTGGTTTGTCGAAGTGTTGACAGTCGTCTCTGTCGAACACTCGACACAACTTCTCTAGGCAATATCGCCTCCAAAATCGTACCAAACGACATTACTAGTATGAGCAGTAGCAGATATTGGTGCGGTTAAAACAAGGTTATTTGGAACAATAGAAAGCTTAGGAGATTTGAAGACCCTGTCCCTAATGTAATTAGAAATGTTCTTGTTGTCCTTCTTGGCCAATTCGGCCAAGTTATTGTATTCTTCCTCTGTGAGTCTAAGCGAAATCACTCTTGCTTTTTTCATTATTTGCCTCCTGACTTGTCCAGGCCGGCGTTAGATTTCGGCAGTGTACCCTTGGGTGGGGGTGTCTGACGCGGTAAACCCACCTTGGGCGGGGCCGGCTTGCCTGGTGGCTGGGGTGCAGTACCAGGTACGTT